CCTCTGATGGGTTTTCAATTGCTTTTAGTTTGTTTAATACGTCATACATTTCCATGGTCTATGTCTCCTATCTAGCAAACGACTTAACGTTTGGTAGTTTTGGTTTCACGCTACCCATGGCTGACTTATCACCCATCGGTAAATCATTCGTTGTTTGTGCTTTTGGTGTGTTACCTCCAGCAATCTTAAATCTCGTTGGTGTCTCTGGAACTACTTTTGCTGGATCAGCATAGGCCTCACCTGCTTCTTTTGACTGCTCGTCATAGTCTTTCTCTAGGATTGGTGCTTCTTCTGGTTCAGCACCCTCATTTTCCTCATATGACTGGGCAAAATGATCACTAACTACCTTGATCTGTGACTTAGGTCTGCGTGTGCAACTCTCGATCATGTCGTAGAGTGCGTCCTGTCCTGCAGGATAAGCGATCTCAACCTCAAACATGCAGACTTCCATGTTCTTGACACCTGGAAAGTCCAATGGATCTTCCATAACTGGTGTGGTCTTTGGAGAGCTCATGTTGATGAGATCAAATTTTGCCAACTTGGTCTCTAATTCTTTTAGACATTCGTTATCGCAACCGCCGGCCACTTTAACTCTGTATTTGTAAGTCTGTTCAGACTCGATTAAATATTCGTAATATGTTTTCATAATTATTTTTCCCTACCTTGCGTGTATTTATGCAGTTTTATTCTTTTGAGTCTTTATTTTTCAACAGTTGTTCCAGCATTTCGTTACGATCTAAAATGTAACCCTCACCTGTTTCAATAGGACCATCCTTGCTCTTGCGTTGATCCTGTGCGGCCTTCTTCAACTGTAGATCAATCATTTTTAACTTTTTGTTGATTTTAGCAGTCTTTGCTGATATAGCATGACCCAACATGTTGTTAGCAACACCAAATATTTCACTAGCAAAGCGTGAATCTACGTTAAAGCCAAGATCCATAAGGTCCTGATAACTGTTTTTAGCAAGTTCTGCTAGATCATCCATCTCTTGATCACTGGCTTCTAGTCCTTTGACTGCTGGCAGTGCCGATTCTATCTTATCTATGTTGGCAAAAGTGTCTGCTGGCACAGGTGTCTGTGCTTGTTCAACAGGCTCTTTTAATTCGTTGTCTTCCTCTTTCTCTACAGGTTCTATAGGATCAAGGTCAAATAGCTCTTCTAGTTTCTTTGTCATTATCTCGCACCACTTCTAAATATATCTTCCTCTGTTACCACACGGAATGTTATGCCATTGGCCTTACACCATTTAGCGGCCTGTTCCCATTTAGCATGATTGAGAGCAACTGTCTCTCGGAGGCGACGGTTTTTGTTCTTGCTCTCAACTATGCTTTGGTCTTTGGGTTTAATTTCTACCAGCTCTGTAACTAATTTACCACTTTTGTTCTGGTATTGGACTAAAAAGTCAGGTATGTAGTTACGGTTCTTACCTGTAAATGGATCTTTGTATGGAATTTTAACTGATTCTGAAGCCCACTTGACTACACTTGGATGAGAATCACAAAACTTCATAAATGCGTGTTCCCAACCAGAACGATACGTGGGTGCCTTAACACCAACATACTTGTCAGGATTCATTATTGTGAACTTGCCTTTGGCCCACTTGCCTGCCATTATGGCAATACGTTACGGGCTGAATAGAAATTTGGTTGTTGAACTACATTGACACCAACAAGCGTGGCCTTTGATCGCAATCCATTAAGATAATATGCCACGGTTTGGTCTATCTGGATTGGATTTTCTGCCTCTCTAAACTTAGCCAGTAACTCCTCTACTGTGATTTTGTAACCGTTGACGATTTGAAAGAACACAGATGTAAAATCATCTGCTATTCCTTGATCTTGATAAAACTTCCTAAAAAAACTGTTAACTATGTCGTAGTCGGCTTGATCAATAACAATAGGCTTCTCATAGAAACTATCAAAGATTTCAATAGTCTTATCTAAGTTGTTTTTGGTTACGTTAACTGAACTCATAGTAGTATTTAATCCGTATCCTTAGGAGCCGATATTTTGTCCGTTGCTTGATACTGTGGTGTTAGGAACTGGTGTTGGGTCTGCTGTGGTTGTTGGTGTTGGTGTATTTGTAGTTGTTTGTGTGCCTGGTGTTGCAAAATTAAACACTGTTCCAGTAACCTGAGGTAATCCTTCTCTGATCACACCTGTTAATACTTCTTCTTTGACATCTTCTCCACTGATATCACCGTTCTCAATAACATCATACACACGACCTGCTTTCTTAGCCGCACCTAATACATCACCTGTTGCTAGATCTTCAAAGATACCAACGCCTGCATCTAATAAACCACCCTGACCAAACACTGTTGCTCTTGATCCTGCACGGCTTAATGCACTTGGTTCTTTGTCGTAGTATTGAGGTTGTGCAAATCCTGGGATAGGTGCACCTGTTTCTCCATTGAGTGCTCCTGCACCATACTTGACTGTTTCATATCTAATGGTCATCTGATTGTTCATTGGATCTGAACCATTAGAATAGTCATAGGTGTCGTGTCTAAATTCTGTAATCTGTGGATTGATCAGGGTATAGTTAACAAACTGGTGTTGATTAAATCCGTATATCGTAATGTCTTTAAAGAAACTTGGTTTTGATCCTTGGGCATAACCCGGAGTCTGTGCACCATCTTCTGCGGCATATCCCCAATCATTGCCTGCACGATTTTGATCATAGGTGTCTCTACGATTATAGTCTGATTTTATTCCAGGTGCGTTGTTCACTAGAGCATTGTTTGCTGTCTGTGAACCGTATGGTTGACTTGGATCTTTGTAGTAGTAACTGTAATATTTGAACCAAAGATTACGAACCAAGTCAGCACCATCATCATGGAACTCAACTGTTACTGGTTCGTAGTTGATCTTTGATTGAACTAGACGTTTGCGATTATACTGATTCAGTGTATCAACGTCTATGGTATAGTTTGGCAGTTGTATGTTCTTGACCAATAGGCTTACTCTAGCCTGGTCGTCTACACTAAAAGCACTTCTTAACCCTGGTAACTCCGTGACATTTAAGTTAAAATACACATGAAATAAAAACTTCTGTCGCGGGTGCAGGTCCATGCCCGCCGACCTAAAGGTCTTTGAAGCATGTCTGTAGTCTTTAAGATAGTCACTTCCCAGGAATCCTTTTAGGACCTGGTCAAAGAAGCCTGCCATCTAAATTAACCTGTAATTACGTCGCCTAGTGTTCTACCAACTGATGTGCCTAAGCCAGAACCTAGTGGTGTTTGGACAGCATTGTCAAATCTAATAGTCAATGACACTGTTGCTGGTGCACTGTCAGCGTATGTTAAGTCGTTGTAATTAACTGTTGTCAAGTAGCAACCATAAAGTTCCCATGTCTCTAACACGTTTGGTTCGTTAGCACCGTTACCGCCATCTAACACTTCGCAACGTGTGATGAACTTATAGTCAATACCCGATGAAGCTGATGATTGCTCCATGAAGTCTAATTGTTTCTGTAATTGCTCACCAACTAGTTTAGCAACCGCACCTGATGCGTCGTCACGTAATTCAACTGTAACGTCGTCCCAAGTATGTTTACCTGCTAATCTCATACGTGAGTTGTATAAGTCAATAGTCATATCATCAAATGATACGCTAGGTCTAGTAAATGTCATTACTTGTTTAGTTAATTCTGTTCTTGGTGTTGAAACGCCAAGGTTCTCAAATACCGTTCTAAAACGATATTTTAATTTAGGCATTAACAAGCCTTGGCTAGACGCTGATTGGTCTGATGCTAAAGGCACTGTCATTTTGCTTAATGATGAAACAGCCATGTGTATTTCTCCTTTATACTTATGTATCGTATTTATCGGTCTAGACTCACAAAAAATGGCACCGAAGTGCCATTATCTGCGTATATTATTATATACTATAAATTACCTGCTTCAATGTCGCCTGTGTTTTTAATTCTCAATGGAATGTAGATGTATTCCACAGATTTCACTGGTTCAATTGCGATATCAACGTATAATTCGTTTCTATCAATACGCTCTGGTGTGTTGTTTGTGTCATCACATACAACTAGATAATCGTAAATACCACGTTTAGCAGTAACATCGTTTAATAACTGTTCACATGCTTGTTTAACTTCGTTACGTGTAGTAGTATCATTTGGTTCAAAGATATAAGCTCTGCCTAATGCTTCTAATCTATCACGTAAGTAAGCAACCAGTCTTGATACGTTTACTCTATCAAGTGCTGATGGTAATGAAGCAAGTGTCTTGTTACCGTAGTTCACGATACCTGTTCCAGGTATGAATGTGATTGGGTTGACTTGGTTCTCATATAACGTGTCACGTAGTGATTCTCTCACGTTGATCTGTGTAAACTCACCTGTTGACGCATTGATGTAACCTAGTGCTGAAGCATTGTCAACTGTTCCACGTAGACCACCTGCTGGTGCTAACCATGGATAACCAATCTCGTCTGCTCTCACAAATGTTCTTAATATCATGTGACTTGGTGGAACAACCACTGTGTTACCTGATAAGTCATTTGTTCTACCACTTGGATAGAATGTGGCCGCATATGGATCTGATGTAACTAAACCATCTTCGCCGTCTACGCCTGAACCTTGTGCATCTGATGACCAATCTAAGATAGATGCACCTGAGTCATCTAATCTAAATGGTGTATCACCTAACACAAATGCTGTGTTGTTTCTATCGTTGTTCAATGCCACCATGTTCTGCATTAATTCTGGATAACCTGGAGCCGCTATTAAGTTGAACTGTTTCTGTTCCTCACGGATTGATGTGTTAGCATCAATGCCTGACTGCATAGCATTAACGATGATCTTACGCTGTGCTTTTCTGCCCATGTAAGGTGAACCGTCTGCCTTGTTACCTGATGCTGTTACCCATGCATCTCTCTGTGTAGGTAATGAATCATCTGGAAAGTCAGTTGCGTTAAAGTAGTTAACTT